TCTAAAGCATCTAAGACGGCTTTAGGATCACGAATTTCGGTAGATGTACCTTCTACGATATTCTGTTCTTCCATTTTATTCTCCTGTATTGTTTTGTTCGGCTGCTGCCTGTTGCATAGCCAAGTTATTTGTATTTAAGCCAGTTCCACGCAAAGCAACTTCTGTTGCTGCTGGTGTATTGGCTACTGCTTCATCAGCGATTATCTTTGCAATCTCTGGGTCATACCCAAGTTCAAGAAGAATCTGTTCCAATGGAACTCCGACTGACTTCTTGCGAACTGCGATATCCCATTGGTCTAATGAATCGATTGATTCTGGAGACTTCCAGTCAATATCGATATCAGCAACGATGCCTTCGATCTTAAGCATGAACTTAAATAGATCTCTCCATGTTGAGCCTAATGCAAGTTGGCGATTTAGAACCTTCTTAAATAGTGGTGCTTCAGCAACACGAAGTGCCTGTCCTGATGGAAGGTATTGTGTTGATGAGAAGTAATGAACTGGAGTTGAAGTAATTGCAGCCATGTCAGAAACAAATTCATTTACAGGATCTGTAAATGTCTTAGGGTCTGCTGCTGGGAACTGTCCAACTGAAGATACTCCTTGTAGGTACCAAAGTTGTCCTGGACCATTTTGCAATGCTCCAATGTTCTCTCTGGCTGTATCGTCTTCTGAGAAATCATCAAACTCGTTAGATGTTCCACCGTTAGACAATGCATAGCGCTGTGGAGCACCCTGGTAGTCTACTGTGTACATGTGAGTTGATATCAGCTTGTTTATCGCATCCTGTGGACCAAATGCATCAGCATGTTCTGGTCTTCCGTATGGCTTATGTGTGCGGAAATGGAAAACTGGGATCTCGTTCCATGGATTAACTACAGTTTCGATTAATTGAAGATTAGGAACGCCATTTAGAGAATCAATCTCACCTAGACCTTCATACTTTTCAATTCTATCTGTGTAATACATGTTGATTTTAATAACCTTACGATCATTAGCATCAGTTACCTGCCACATCTTTGTTGCAAATGACTTAATGCGTGGATTTTCCTGATCATAGACAAGTGTAGTTGTCATTGGTGAGTTGTAATCTATTGCTAGATTCCCGTCCATATCTGGCCAAACAATTGCGTAGCAATCGCCATATACCAGAGCATTACGGTGAATTTCATTGATATCAAGCTTCAAGTCTGTCTGTTCCCAGATTTTATTGATGTAATCGTCTCCTGCTGGAGTAGTTGTCTCAACATACTCAATTTCTAAGCGATTGTGTACTGCATCTACTACAGTCTTGCTAAAGTTGAAGCGAAATGGAGTAACTCCTGAAAATCTTGACTGTTCGCTTCTAAATAATCTATACCAACGCTGATGAGTAAACACTTCATCATTTGCGCCTTCGTAATATGCTTCAGCGACCATATATCTATCTCTTTTGTTGATGATTTGATCTAAAGCTAATTTAATATCTTTCATTTTATCTCCTTAAGTAATTTAGTTGTCTTACAAGTACCTTTGGAGCCTTATTGTCCAAGAAGTATAAGATTCCTGACACTACTGCGTCCAGTACGTCATCATGGCTAACCTTTGGGAAAGACCACATTTGTTCTTCCAACACAGGGAAATGCTGAGTGTGTCTAACTTTGCCCTGTTGATAATAGTTCAAGGCTTTTCCTGCACGGATTTGCTTTGATACCGATTGTCTGATTGATTTATATCTGACTGGAATATCTTTGAAGACATCCTGCCATAGATCACCACCCTGGTTTGTTTCTACATAGATAATCCCAGGATCATATTGTTCTACGAGTGCTGCCACTCTTTCAGATAATTCAGATGGAGATACTTTCAGCTGAAAAGCATCTCTCACATATATATTATCGTCTTCACCTCTGCTCAATACGGCTATGCCCGTATAGTCAGAAACCTTATTCTTTGTTACCGCTGGGTCAATTGAGATAATTGTATTCCCATATTCACCATCTTGAATGATTACATCCTCATATGTCCAGAAGTTACCGTCTAAGTTTACTGGTTTATTCATATAGTTTTTTGCAAAGTCTCTTAAGTGACGCTGGGTAAGCATCCACTCTAGAGGCCATTTCTCAGGCCATACAGAGCGTTCTGAGCCATCTTCAGCTGTCATAATGGCTGGATAGTAGTGAACATCTACATTCTGGTCTGAAATCCATTCTAAAGCCTTATCACGCTGTCCTTCAGAGTATTTTCTGAACTCATCCATCATAGAGTTAGGCATAGTAGTCGTACCCACAATAATCATGCGAGCATAGATATTCATAGGTGCTATATCGTCAAATACTGTTCTACGCTGCTGTCCTGCTTGGTATTCGGAGTAGTTCTTTTCACCCTTTTCGATATCATCAAGAATAATGAGGTCAGGGCGTTGGCCAAATACCTTCTTACCCAGTGAGTTAGTATCAATACCATTAGCGTCAAAGATAAAATCATTTGCCTGAATAATACGCCAAGCGTTTGCTGCAAGGGAACGCCCAGTTGAACCGACAATTTTAGGTGTGCATAGTTCTGGGTAATCTGCTTTGAGATATTCATTTGTTTCCAATTCATTCTTAAAGGTAAGTAAGTGCGTCTCAGCCTGAGAAGCAGCATCTGAAAAGGCAGCCACAAACTTAATGTGACCATGGGCGGCGGCCCACATAGGTAGAATAAGAAAGATCCATGTGGACTTGCCACATTCTCTAGGTGCAATAAATGCATCTCTATTTTCTTTAGGAGCTGTTGGCTTATTGATCCAAGTCTTTCCATATTCAGCTAGGTCCCAGTGAAATTCAGAAAGTGTGAGCTCATCATCCATATTCTTTAAATGATGTGGCAAATATGTCAGCGCAAAGAGCATTGGATCATATTTAGTAAGTTCAATTCTGCCTTCAGAAAATTTTAGCAGATCTGGATTTACATCACCCATATGTTTTAGCATAGTATTCATATTTACTGTCCAAATTTATTTACAGTAGCGCATTTTAAATACAAAATGTCAATCTTATTTCGGGTGGTCTTCATGCAATTGTCGACATATCGATATATCAATTAACAACCTTTAATGAATGTTTGATAGATTCGTTCCTTATCTTGGCTTCATTAAGCATATCTATGATTGCTAAATCAGAGCCATCTTTGGAACGGTTCTCATTAATGTTAGTAGATTTACCTTCAATTAGATTGATTGTCTGAATAGCCTTATGTATAGCATTTGATAATCTATTGATATCTTCTGCTAATAGGTCATCTTCATATAGCTTCTCTATTGATCTGTCTAATACTGCTTGTGCCGCCAATACTTTCTCTTTATCGTTATAGAAAATGTCTAATTGTTTAGACATAACTGCCAAGGTATTGGCAGTAGGCATATCTATATTTCTCTGTACATAGAACTTCTTGGCTGTATGATAGGATTTAGGATAACCTAGATTTCTCATAGCTGGACCAATGCCCATTTCATTGGCCATATCAATAAATTCTGTGACCATTTCTTCTGTATATGTTGGATATCCCATTTATTACTCCTGTTTTTACATAAATTTCGCCCTTTACGAGGCGTGTCTGCGATCTCAACTATAGATATATCAATATATGTGGATATACCTGTGGATAACTCTAGCTATCTGTGGATAACTTCTTATCCTTATTCTTTCTCCAATTAGGATTCTTTTCCCATTGTTTCTTCTTCTGAGCTCTTGATGCTACTTTATCTAAATTGGTTTCTCTTCTGATGCCATGCTTATTGGTATCTATTACTATTCTAGTCTTTGTCTTTTGAGTCATTCCGCCTCATTATCATCTATTGTTCTGTCTAGGAATCGCTTTAATGGTGGACTACACATAAAGCCAAAATTGAACTCTTCACTTCGTTCTTCGTTAAATATCTCTAAAGTCATAACAACCATGCCATCTGCTCTATAATGAACATCCTTGGCATATGGGTATAGGCGAAACTCTGCAGTTCCTCTATCTGTCATTAAATCTCTCAAATCCACTAGTTGTTCCGTCCTTGTACTATGTACTAAGTATACATCAAAACATAAAGAAACCCAACATCAAGGGGTTAATGTTGGGCTTCTTATCTATCTATTAATGGATGTCATTTTGGCAACGACGAGATAATTATATCAGTTACTTGAATATAAAGGTAGAGTTAAAGGACTTATTTACCTTCTTCTTTCCTCTAGGCTTTGGAGTAGGATCATAGTACATTGTTGGATACCACCAGAATTGATCTCTCTTGAGCTGTCTAGCCTGATAGTCAATTAGCCATTCATCTATAAGTTTGTCTAACTCTGTACTGGAGAGTAACATGACATCTTCCATCTTATTGTCTGACCAGAATCCTTTTAGGGCAGCATTCTCCTTAACAGTCTTTCCTCTTTTGTCCTGTTTAAGAGTATAGTTCTCTCTCTTCTTACCTGTATCTGTTCTAGTCTTAGTTCTTGGTCTACCCGCCATTTTTCATCTTTCTTGAAGCAATCTTAACTCTCTGTCTCCAGCATGGCTTACAGTAGATATTATATTTATCAACACTAACAGACCTTTTACCAAACTGGCTTATAGGCTTCTCTGCCTTGCAATCTCTACAGGTCTTAGCCATTGGTATCACTTTAGGCTGTGCGACCTTCCTAGAGGCATTGTAGGCCTTGTAGTAGGTACTCTGGCAGGGCTTACAGTAGCTAGATCTGCCATCTCCATACTTTCTGTTGCTAAGATTAAATTCTATAACTTCTTTCTCAATAAAGCAAATTGCACATTTTTTCATTTTTGTAGTTCCTATTCTCTTTAGTCTTGACTCTATGACAGGGTTTGCATAATGTCTGTAAGTTCTGTGGTTCATTATTTGATCTGTTTCCGTCTATATGATCTACATCTAGTAGTTTCTTATCTGTTGGTACTGTAAGGCATCTCTCACAATACCCTTTTTTAGCCTTGTGAGCCTTTCTGCGGCATGTTAGACAGTTGGTCCTATAGTATTTCTTACCTGTCTTCCCAATGCCCTTTAGATTGGCGTTCCTGCCGCATTTACACTTCGGAATCATTTGACACCAGCCATCCTAATTTGGAGGCGGCGGCGGAACACTTTTCACAGTGACTAGCGAAGCGCAAGTAAAGCTGACAAGAATTACAAAAGTAAATATCTCCTTCTGTCATGATTTTAACCATTCTTTATATTCAATATCTTCAGCTGATAGAATTTCTACATCCAAAAGTTCGATAGAACTTTCTTCTTCTATAATATCTAGGTAAGTAATACTATTAAGTCCACTTTCATCAGTAGCAAATGGACCCTTGAGTAGGTCATAATGGACATCTGGCCCTAAATCATAGACAGAAATATTTGTAGAAAGTTTATGTCTTTCAATCAGTAGTCCGTTTTGAACAAGAATATCTCTGACTTTAAAAGCTGTTTTTCTATCGACTCCAGCTTGTTCTGCCATAGTTCTCCATGACATTCTAATTCCTGTTCCAGTCGCATAGTCTCCATATAAAGAAAGCAATTGGCAAATGCCCTTAAAAATAATAGGCTTCATTCCAAAATCTTCAGCAATAATGCTACAGGGCATATCTTTAATATAGAATCTAAACTTGGTGTTATTCATAGTTATCTCCTTTCCGTGAGATAACCTAATTATATAACGCTATATTTTATATGTCAAGTACTATTTAGAGTTCTTTAGCATATGGAGAAATATCTCCTGCTGTCTATCTTCAAGCCTAGTAATTTGGTCTTTAATTGATGAGCCTGAATTGGGGACAAGCTCATTTAAGTAATGCTTTACTAGCCATCTAACCATTGCTATTAGTTGTAGTTGTATAAATATGATTCCGCCCACTATTGATAAGGCTAATTCTATTCCGCTCATCCGTCCCACCCTGCTATTATCCATTCGTCTGGTGAAAATACTGGAAGTATTGTTTCCGCCTGCTTAGCAATAAGTTCAGCTGATTGATAGGCATGCTCTATTATCTGATAAATTGCTTCTGGGTGAGATGAGGTTATAAGCCAATCAAAAGTTGCTTCTGCCAATGGAATGCTACTGTCATACTCTATGTAGGTATAGCCATCATAACTTAAATTATCTACAAGAGATCTTTGGCCTTCATTTCCTGGCATATCTTCAATAGACTGCTTTATAAATGAAAGACATTTATCTGTTATGTCGAACTGTACGCCCATTAAACATTTCCAGCAATTATATTTGCACGATATCTGTAGCCGTTCTTAAGTCCCATTGGGCCAAGAAGTGGTGCTGTTTGAAATATTTTCCATTGTCCATCAGTATAAATTTCTTCACCATTAGCATCAACTATGTTCTGCAAATAGGCGTTAAGCTGCATCTTAGATTCGCTTTCAATTACAAGGTCTCCAAGAAGATTAACAGACAAAGCAAGAGACACCTTTGCAGGAACCTCAACATAAACATTCTCTGTTGTGGTGCCGTCGGCAGATGTTACTACTGTATATCCATATAAGTCTCCTGTATATAGATATTGCTTTGTTGTATTAGCTCTCATTAAATACGTCTCCAGTCAATGTATGTTGGCCACTGGAATATCTTTCCAGTCTTGATGCTGCGTGGCTTCTTAAATGATAGGCCCTTAGCTGCAAATACTGCAAGTGGAGCAATAAATGGAGCTGACATAGCCGCATTAAAATTCTGTGCTGAATCACCAGATCCAACTGAATTAGCTGCTATCTGTGTGTAAACAACAGCCTCATTCTCAAACATATAAGCTGTCTGGTATGCAGTCATTTTGTCTAGAAGTAGCAAGTCGGATGGATTATCGATATCAATTTCATCCTTGCCAATAAATACTTCAATTACAGCCTGTGCTCTTTTAATTAAATCAAGAGTTACATCTACATTTGTATATTCTTTTACGCTATTAACGGTTGTAAACATTATCTATATCTCCTTCCCAGTTCACGCACTCTTATAGTGTGTGTTGTTGTAAAATCTAGCTTTCCTGTCCCGCTCATTTTAAGCTGAAAAACATAGTCGCCAGCGTAGTCAAAAAGACTACGAGTTGTTGGCCATTCGAATATAATTATTCCAAGATCCTTGCCAGATGTATTTAGAGTTGCACCTGTGAGGCTTATCTCTTCATTTCTTGTTCCTAATAAAACTGCTTCAATTGTAGTATAGGCAGAGAGGTTGATATCATTCCCGTCTTGGTCCTTTACTTGAATCGAAAGAGGTCTAGCAGGAATTTGGTCTATCCAGTATTGACTAATCATTTGATTACGTCCTCTCTTATATATAGTATTGGGTCTACATGTATCAAGTATAGTACTACTTGATCTTCTGAAGCAACATTTGATCTGTTATTAGCAAACATTCCTGCATTTGCCAGCATTGGTGGCGCTCCAATTGTAGATCCTGGTTTTACAATGTCAGCTGTTGCCGTCATAGGCAAAGCAAGCACTTGTCTTTCACCACTGCTAAATTGTGTTTCTTCTATTCCTGCGGTTGCAACCATAGATTGAGCCTTAAAGTCTAATTCTTTATCTGGAATACCAACTGCTTCTGGCATTTCTGATGAAGCTGTAAAGGCTTGTGGTCTAAGAACAGTTCCATCAATAACTTCTCTATTAGACAACCATCGGAATCCTCTTGTAGGCATTGATGGAGTTTCAAATGAAGCCATTGGGTATCTCCATGAATATGTACTAGAGAAGAATACTGATCCGCTAGCAACAGATTGGAATGATATTCCGCCATTCTTATTTACTTTTCTTACCTTAACTGCCTCTTTTTGTAGACCGCTTCTGTTAAAGTTAGTATCTAATTCATATTCACCAGACCTTTGTTGCAAAAGATTCATTCCGTTAAGTGACCAGTATGGAGTTTGAGTTGTAACAAAATCTTCAAGCAAAAGTGCATCTCTATCTTCTAAAGTAATTGCTCCATTATCATATGC